TGAATATTTTAAAAGATCAATTTGATTTATTTTCGTGCTTTTCATTTGTGGAAATTTTGCTTTGTAAAAATAAAAAAGTCTTTCAATTTCACTTTTTATAAAATTCCAATAAAACATATTGGAAGGGTTATCAAAATTTAAATGATATCCATTTACATTTCTTATATCTTTTATTAAACCGCTTTCTACTGATAAATTATATTTGGCTCTGTGGTTAATAAACGGAATTAATTTGTCAATAAACTTTTCATTTACAACATTGTTTAAATGCATGACTGATTCTAAATAATTCATTTTTTCTATGGTGTATATAAATAATTTATTTTGCTATTTTGTAAAGTAAGTATTGCGTCATCAAACGATTCTACTATAGGCCAACCTTTTAGATTAAAAGAAGTGTTCAATAAAATTGGAGTGTTAGTTTTATCATAAAATAATTTGATAAGATCATAGTAATTAGGATTTTGTTCTCTTTTTAAAGTTTGAAATCTACACGTATTATCTGCGTGTACACAAGCTGGCACTTCATCAAGTGCTTTTTGTTTAGCATCAATAGCAAATGTCATATATGGTGATTCATCTAAAGTGTGCATATTTAAATAATCGTGTCGATGTTCATAAAGTATTGTAGCAGCCGTAGGCCGCCACCATTGTCTACCTTTTATTTTATTTATTATTTCTTTTGCGTCTTTATTGCGAGGATCAAATAACATAGAGCGATTACCTAGTGCACGTGGTCCCCATTCAGAGTGATTTTGAAATATAGCAACCACTTGTTGATCTAATATTTTTTCTATTGTTTCTTCTTTAGTTTTTAAAATCTTTTTCATATTGATATGTTGCATAAGCTGCGCCTACTGCAGTACCTCCATCGTGAGCAATTGGATCTACAAAAAAATTTAACTCTGGAAATAATTTAACTAATTTAAAATTATTAGCACAATTTAAATGATATCCTCCAGACAATATAATATTTTTACAGTCACTATATGTTTTTGCTTTTTTAATAAATTCAATTCTTTCTTCTAAGCTTTCTGTTTGTGCTTTATCAGCACATTCAAGAGCATGTCTATCTATGTCAGTATCTTTATTTTTATACGCTGCCATACCCATAAGTTGTCCTTCAGAGTGAGCAGGAAAACCAGCTTCTATCATATAATCATAATATTTTACACCACAACAAACAATATTACTTACTCGTACATCTGTATTTTTGTTTTTCCAATGTGTTTCGGATGGAATATATTTAAATTTTTTAAATGCATCAGTTCTCGCATTAGAGTAATGTTGATAAAAACATTTTAAACTATCATTATTTATATGATATACAGACTCCAAAGCTTCAAAACCATATTCAACATATCCATTTAAAAATTCTCCTCCACCATCACACACTAAAATGAGGGCTTCGTTAAAATCACTAAAATAAAATCCACACAAAGCATGTAAAAGGTGATGTTCACCAAAATAAAATTTGAATTTTTTAAATTTTACTTGTTTTAAAATATTCTCAATTATGTGTTTTTCTATGAGTGCATCTCCACGCCTATCGTTAGAAACAAAAGATATTTCATCAAATAAAATATTATTAAATTTTTTTAAAGCTAAATATTGATAATCTTCTTTATCTAAAGGATGATAGGGATGAAAATGTTTTATTTTATTGAACCTATCTTCTTCATAATATTCTTTAAGAATACCATCTTTTAGATAAGCAAAAGAACAATTATGTGAGAGATTTACACCTAATATCTTACTCATTTTTCAACTTTCATTATGTATTAAACTATTATATAACGCACTATATGCTACAAAAATTAAATTTCAAGCCAGGTTTTAATAAGATGATAACAGAATCCGGAGCCGAGTCTCAATGGGTTGATGGTGATTTTGTTAGATTTAGGTATGGTCTACCTGAAAAAATAGGTGGTTGGAACCAACTAACTGCAGCTAGTAAAACTTTACCTGGAGCAGCCCGTGCACAACATACTTGGACCAGCATTGCAGGTGAAAAATATGCAGCTATAGGAACTTCACAAGGTTTATTTTTGTATTACGGAAATGATTTTTATGATATTTCTCCGTTAGATACTGCAATAACTTCCTGTACGTTTACATCTATAACCGGATCAGCAACTGTCACAATTAATAAAACATCTCATGGTTTATCTGCAGGCCGATATTTTACATTTACTTCTGTAACTTTACCTGGAGGCGGTGCTACAGGATATACAGCAACAGATTTTACAACAGGAGCTTTTGAAGTTGTAACAGCTTCAACGAACAGTTTTACAATTACGATGGCATCAACAGAATCTGGAACTGGAATGACAGCAGCTGGCTCTACATCTGTTAATCCATATGTAGAAGTTGGACCAACTTTTCAAACTGCAGGTTATGGTTGGGGCACAGATACTTGGAGTACGTCAACGTGGGGAACAGAGAGAACAATTAGTAACGTGATTCTGGAACCAGGAAACTGGAGTCTTGATAATTTTGGAGAAGTATTAGTTGCAACTATTGCAGGTAATAAAACATTTACATGGAATGCAGGTGCATCGAACGCAAGGTCAATCAGAGCGTCAACCACAACTACCAATTTTCAAACAACAAACAACCCAACGTCATCTAGACTGACACAAGTCTCTGATAGAGATAGACATTTGTTTCATTTTGGAACCGAAACAACAATAGGAGATACCACTACAGTTGATCCTTTGTTTATAAGATTTTCTAATCAAGAAGATTTAAATACTTATGCACCAACTGCAGTAAATACAGCAGGTAGTTTTAGATTAGACAAAGGAAATAAAATTGTGGGCGCTGTATCCGGTAAAGATTATACTTTAGTTTTAACAGATAGCTCTGCATACGTAATTCAGTTTGTTGGCCCACCATTTACATTTAGTGTTAAACAAGTTGGTACAAACTGTGGTTTGATTGGTCAAAATGCTTTAAGTTATTCTGACGGTATAGTGTTCTGGATGTCAGGTGAAGGTGGATTTTTTGCTTACGATGGTACAGTAAAATCGTTACCTTGTTTAGTTGAAGACTTTGTATTTAGCACTGATGGTGATAATTTAGGAATTAATTTTAACGCAAGTGATATTGTCTATGCAGAACACAATACACTTTATAGTGAAGTAAATTGGTTTTATCCAAAGTCAGGATCTGATCAAATAGATAGAGTGGTTACATATAATTATGCAGAACAAGTTTGGACTACGGGATCATTAGCTAGAACAAGTTATGTTGATACAGGTGTATTTGATGTGCCTTACGCAACTGAATATAATAAAACTGGAACACCTGTATTTCCTGATATTCAAGGTATTACAAATAGATTTGGAGCATCAATTTACTATGCTCATGAAGTAGGAACTGATCAGGTAAATTCTTCTGGTACAACAGCGATTCCAGCATTTATACAATCTGGAGACTATGATATTACAGCAAGAAGAAGTGCATTAGGAGGCTCAACCGGTCTTGTAGATTATAGAGGAGATGGTGAGTTCTTTATGTCTGTTAAAAGATTTATACCAGACTTTGCTGTCCAAACAGGTAATACTAAGATCACATTATTACTAAACGATTATCCAAACAACTCAGCATCTAGCTCACCGCTAGGTCCCTTTACAATTACATCATCTACTGATAAAGTAGATACACGTGCAAGAGGAAGACTCGTAGCACTGAAAATAGAGAACGACGGCACAGGTGAAACTTGGAGATATGGAACTCTGAGACTTGATGCACAACCGGATGGAAGAAGATAATGTCAATTGCACAATTTTTAACTGAAGAAAATTTACAACGATTACTTAATCAACAGCTTGCAGAAGATCAAGGTGTAGCTAGTTTATTACCATCTAACGTTTCTCCTTTTTTTAGAATGGACGCAACAGGTGGAGTTGTTCCACAACAATATTTTAGAGAACTTACTGGTCCACAAATTGATTTTGGATCTACCTTTAATACACCTGATTTAACAAGTAATATTCCAACAATTCAAAATCCAGGAATTCCATTATTACAAAGTTCACAAGATGATTTAGAAGAATCTGCTATATCAGAATTTGCAGAAGGACAATTAAAACAATCACCTACAGGTATTGCAAGATTATTTGAATTGTTAGGAAACATTCCAACACCATTTAATTTAGTAAGACGTGGTTTAGAATCTTTAAGGGGATTAAATCAAAGAATACAACAATCAGATTTTGGTCAATCAAAAACTTTAATGGATTATTTAGATGCTAGAAAGTATGGTGGTCGACAAGCAAGAGATGATGCGGCTGCGAGAAATATGGCTCAAGCAAGGGGTCTTCAAAAGAAAATAGATAGAGGTGAATTTGGAACACGTGATACATCTATAGACAGAGGAAGAGGATCTATACCTAGTCGAACAACTAGTGCACCTAGAAAAACATCTTCATCGTATTCAGCTGCTAACAGAGCTTTTGCGGGGAGCAGATAATGGCCAGAATAACTTCATACATACCTGAACCTAAACAAGAATACGATGTTGAAAACCAAAGACAAATTCTTCGTGCAATTGATACAATCAAAAGTGAATTAAACTTTTCATACCAACAAGATTTGAAAAATGAAGAAGACGCAAAGGAGTGGTTCTTAGGTGGCTAATTTTTTTAAAAGCGAAACGTTTGATTTAACGACAACTAATTTAACAACTGTGTTGACAATAGCAACATCAGCAGTTGCAATTGTTAGATCTGTACAAGCAAGTCATGATTCAGCTAGTAATGTTGATGTAGATTTATTTTTAAAAAAATCAGGTGGTTCAGATGTTGAAATAGCTCATGCACAATTAAATAAAAGCACAACAAATCTAGCACAAAATGTTATAAACTTAGAAGGTGGAGACATATTAAAAATACAAGCGGGTACAGCAAATGAGATCACTGGACAAATCAGTTATCTTCTGATAGATAGATCTCAAGAAAATGGATAAAGATATACCGAAAATAGATTGCACTACAGTTACTACTTGGCGTAATAAAAAAACTGGTGAAGTTTTTAAAGAAAAGAAAGAAGGACCTGATATTGTACAAGACGTAACAGTTACAGTATCACCGAAAGGCTTAGATATGTTACAGAAAGTTATGAAAAATGATGATAAGAAATCAAACACCTAAAGGTGGCACAGAATTACAATTTGAGTTTTTACGTAAACACGTAGATCCTGCAGTATTAGATCAAGTACAGATATGTACATCGGTGCCTGAGAAAATTAAATTACATCCAACTAAGGTAAATATACTTTGGCAAAAAAATTCTTACGATCAACCAAATCTTGCACCATGGTTTCAGAATAAATCTAATCATGATAAATACGACTGGTATGTTTTTAATAGTCATTGGAGTTATGAAAAGTTTAGAACGTATTTTAAATTACCAACTGAAAGATGTGTTGTTATAAAAAATGGTATAGAAAAAATAGAACCTATACAAACAACATACGAAAAAGGAAAAGCAATTAGAATTATACATCAAAACACACCATGGAGAGGACTCAATGTTTTGTTAGGTGCAATGCAATTAGTAAAAAATCCATTGATTACGTTAGATGTATATTCTTCTACAGAAGTATATGGCAAAAGCTTTTACGAACAGAATGACAAATACTATCAAACACTTTACGAACAAGCAGATGCATTACCAAATGTAAATTACATAGGTTATAAGTCAAACGAATACATTAGAGAAAATCTAAAGAACTATAGAATGTATGCATACCCAAGCACGTTTGAAGAAACATCTTGTATATCTTTATTAGAATGTATGGCAGCTGGATTATATTGTATCACAACAGATCTTGGAGCATTGTTTGAAACAGGTGCTGAGTTTCCAATGTACATTCCGTACACCGATAATTATAAATTACTTGCTAGTAAGTTTGCTCAAGGTATAGAAGCAGCAGCTGCATCATTAGAACACGAAGCAATAAACGATCATTTAAAGTTTCAAATAAAATACACAAACAAATACTACAACTGGAACAAACAAGGTGTCGCTTGGACACGATTCTTACAAGGAGCAATCAATGCAAAACAATGAACCAATATGGTTTAACAAAGAAAAACCAAACAAAGACACTTATCAAACTATAAAATCAGGTAATGTGGTTACTGAAGTAAATTTAGGTGGCAAACCTAAATACAAAATTATGGTATGTACACCATGTCATTCTGATGTATCAATGCATTACACACAAGCAGTATTAAAATTTCAACAAGAATGTATCAGAAATAATATATTAGTTAGTTTTACATTATTAAAATCATCACTTGTTACACAAGGTAGAAATCT